CTACATCACGCAGAGTGAGATCATCGCAATTCACGTTGAAGGCATGAATGAGCTCGTCGACGTTGTCGACAACCGCAGGGGAGTTCAACGCGTTGCACACTAAGGTCGACAAGAAAGCGGCCGACTACCAGACCCACCCGCGGGGGATCCAGTACTGCGAGCGGTGCAGCATGTTTCGCGCACCTCACAGCTGCACGAAGGTTGCAGGCGACATAAGCCCCCGCGGGTGGTCAAAATTTTTCGATTGGAAAGACGAAGCGACCCACATCCGGGCCCGCCGGTCACAAATTAGGTCTTGACAATCCGCACCCCCGAGGCTAAGGTTAAGATTAGGCTCAAGGAGCACCTACGGCGTAACGGTGCCTATTACCTAATGCCGGTCCAGACGGGCTATGGCGCCCCGAGCCTAGATTTTGTCGTTTGCTATCTCGGCGAGTTCCACGCTTACGAAACCAAGGCACGGGGTAAAAAGCTTACTCCCCGTCAAGAGGTTATCGCGCAGCAAATTACCGCCGCTGGTGGCCATGTTTACGTGGTGACCCTCGATGACGATGACGAGCTCCACTTCGAGCGATATGTGGTTAGACCGCCAAAGAGGCCTGGTGGTCTATGACGCGCCCGATCACATCGACTGGGCCTGCAAGAACATCCCAGGGACCAAGCCGCTAAACGGCGTCCAATTCGCTTTTCCTTACAACCTTCGAAACCTGCAACTCGCCCGCTGGAGAGGGTTATCGGTGCCGGCGCCACTCGCCGACTACGATTGGCCTGGGCAGTACAAGCCTTTCGAGGCGCAGCGGGTGATGGCCAATTTCATGTGCGTCCACCCGCGTTGTCACAATTTAAGCGACATGGGCACGGGCAAAACCCTAGCAGCCTTATGGGCCTCAGACTTCATAATGACGCAGCAGCCTGGCACCCGCACGCTGATTGCGTCCCCGCTCTCCACCTTATTCCGCGTCTGGTCCGATGCGATTTTCCAGCACTTCCTCGGCCGCCGGCGCTGTGTGGTGCTGCACGGATCTAAAGCGAAGCGGATCAAGCTTCTCGCCACCGAAGCCGATTACTACATCATCAACCACGATGGCGTGTCGGTCATCAAGAATGAGCTTGCACAACGTCAAGACATTCAGATCGTGGTGATCGACGAAGCGTCGGGATACCGCGACGGGACCACGAAGCGTCACCGCACCGCGCGCACCTTTCTCGCCGGCCGGCAATACCTTTGGCTCATGACCGGCACTCCCTGCCCGAACGGGCCGCTCGACGCCTATGGGCTCAGCAAGTTGGTCGCTAACTCGTTCGGCGAAAGCTTCGTCGGTTACCGTATGCGGGTCATGGAGCAAGTCGGAAAGTGGAAATGGTTACCGCGGCCTGGTGCTATGGAAGCCGCCTACAGGATGCTCGCCCCTAACGTCAGATTCGATATTGATCAGTGCATCGACCTCCCCGAGCAGACCACGCAACGCCGCGACGTCGAACTCAGCGTGGCGCAAAAGGACGCATACGAGGAGCTTAAGCGTCGGTGTGTTCTCATGCTCGAGAATGGCAAGCAGATCACCGCGGTCCACGAAGCCGCACTGCGTCTTAAGCTCATCCAGGTCAGCTGTGGTGCCATCTATGATGCCGAGCACACGGTCAGCCGGATCGATGCCGCGCCGCGGATTGAGGTACTGCGTGAGGTGATGCAGGAGGCCAAAGCGAAGATCATTGTGTTTGCGCCGCTGACCTCGGTCGTCAATATGCTCTACGACGAGCTCTCCGAGGATTACCAGTGCGCTGTTGTTAATGGCCCGGTTGGCATTAAGGAACGCGCGCAGATCTTTCGTGATTTTCAGGAGCAGGCGTCGCCGCGCGTCCTGATCGCCGATCCCGGAACCATGAGCCATGGGCTAACCCTCACCGCGGCGGCGACAATCGTTTGGTTCGGCCCGACCGACCGCACCGAGCTTTACTTGCAAGCCATTAGACGCATCGACCGGCCCGGTCAAACGCGCACGAACGTGGTCGTGCAGTTAATGAGTACCAAGATCGAAAGGGAAATCTACAGAAGATTAGAGAACAACGAAAACTTACAGGGAATAGTCCTCGAGCTAGCCAAAGGAGCAACTCAAGATGGCAAAGTTAAGAACGGTTACGGCAGTGAGAACGGCTGCTGAGCTAATCAAGCAGTACGTCGATCTACGCGATACCAAGACTGCGATGGCGAAAGAGTTCGCCGAGAAGATCGCACCTTACGATGACGCGCTCGCCGCTATCGAAAGCACGCTCGCCGATGAGATCAACAAGCTCGATGGGCAAGCGATCAAGACCAGGTTCGGTACTGCCTATCGCCAGGTCATCACGTCGTTCAGGGTCGTGGATCGCGATGTATGGTTTAAGTTTGCGACCAACGGGCACCTTGACATGCTCACTGCCAACGTCGCCAAGGACGCGATTGCCGAGTATACCGAGAATAACGAGCTTCCGCCCGGTCTGACTAGGACCGTCATCTACAAAACCAACGTGAGGAGCACTGACTAATGCCACTGCCCGTACCTCCCAGCGGTCAACGTCTTATTGATGGCGCCGCAACCGGCCGGCAGATGCCGCCGCAGATCAGCATTGCTGACAACGAGTTCGCGCTTGTCGATCCCTCGGGCGAGGTGACCCCGCTCGACCATCTGCCGAGCGGCCCTGCACTCGATATGATCGTGATCGACCACAACCCGATCACGTGCAAAATCTACTGGGGCAAGGATTTCAATCGCAGCGAGATCGTGCCCCCGCTGTGCTGGTCGGACAACGGCAAAGCGCCGTCGACCGGCGCACGGACCCCGCAATCGGCAACCTGCGACACGTGTCCGCACAACGTCATCGGCTCGAGCATATCGAAGATCTCGGGCGCACGGATAAAATCCTGTCAGGATCTCAAAAAGTTTGCGGTCCTGGTGGTCGATCATCCCGGCGTTTATCTGTTCCAGATCAAGCCTGGATCGTTCAAAGCCTGGAACAACTATTTGTCCTATCTGCAGATGCAGAAATTGCCGGATGGCGGCAAGCCGGATCTCTGCCACGTGGTCACCCGCGTGACGTTCGTCGGGCAAGGCCTGATGGATTTCGAAGCGCATCAGCTGATCGATGACGAGATGGCCAATCGCGTGGTCGAGGTTTGGGAGAAGAACAAGCAGAGCGATTTGACCGGCCTTATGGTCGGCAAGTTCGATCAACCGATCACGGCCTTGATCGGCGCACCGGCGCAGCAGATGCCGGCGCAGCCGTTGCCTGCGCCGCAACCGGCGCCGGCACCGCAGCCGCAACCGGCACCGCAGCAGCAAGCGAAGCAGAACGGTGGTGATGCGTTTGGACAAACGCAGAAGCGCTCGCCTGGTCGTCCTAAGAAGACAACGCCGGCACCGCAGCAGGCGCCGACGACGCAGCAGGCGCAACAGAACGCGCCGTCTGCTTTTGGCATGCAGGCACCGGCGCAGCCGTCAGCGGAGATGAACTCTCGGCTCGACGCCGCTTTTAATCTTCCACTGAAGAAATAGTTTCGAGCCTTGCACTCTTGACAACATCCCGCCACGGGTCAACCGTGGCGGTTCGCTTCCCAACTTTACTGCGAGGCCGCGGTGATGACCAGCACCGTCGAGTTCCTACGCCACATTCTTCCCGAGGAAGGATGGCGATGCGGTGTGGTTCTCAAGGATGACGGCAAAAGGTCCCAACGATTTTTCAAAACCAACGAAGAGCTCGCTGCTTTCTGCGTCGCGCAGAGCAAGCCTGGGCAGCATGCCTACCACGCTATTGCGACATTCAAGACGACAGCGAACCGCAAGCAGGGAAACGTCCTCGCGTTGAAATGCTTTCCGCTCGATGTGGATGTCGGAAATAGCAAGCCTTATCACACCACCGCGGAAGCGTCAGCAGCACTGACCGATTTTATCGCCGCCGCGGGATTGCCCGAGATGCTCGAGATCGGTTCGGGTTCCGGCGGGATCCACGCTTACATCGTGCTCGAGGATGCGGTTTCGCCCGAGGTCTGGAAACCGCGCGCCATGGCCTACAAGGCCTTGTGCATCGAGCTCGGGTTCAAGCCGGACCCGACCCGTACCGCCGACAGTTCCAGCGTACTGCGCCCGCCGGGAACGATCAATTACAAGCATGGCCTAGTCCGGCCCGTGACGGTCCTTCGCTGGGCGGCGCCGGCGGCGCTCATCGACCTCCCGTTCAAATCCCTCAAAAAGATCAACCTGGATCTGCATCGGCCAGGGAAGACCGTACTCAAGCAAGTGGAGCATAGCCGGTTGATTGATGGCGCGGCGGCTTATTCGGAAATTCCCAGTGACGCAGACAAGGTCGCTGCCGGGTGTGCTCAGATCGGTCATGTCCGTGACGTTAAAGGCGACGTCCCATATGATTTCTGGCTGTACGCGCTTTGGACGCTTCATTTTTGCACCGATGGTGATAATGTTGGACACGCGTGGTCAATCGGGCATCTACGTTACTCGTTCGAGGAAACGCAGGGCAAGCTCGACCAGGCAACCTCGCCGATCAAGTGTGAAACCTTCGCCGGCCTGAGCCCCGAGTGTGCTGCCCGTTGCCAGGCCTGCCCCTGGCGAGGCAAGATAACCACACCGCTCCAGATAGGGAGAATGACCCATGCCCAAGAAGCGCCGCGCCATGGAGAAGCCGGGGACGCCGGCGAAGCCGATCCACACTCCGAAACCGAGGAGCTCAACGGCGTCGAAAGCGCCTCGTCCTTTATCAACGACGCGCACGGGCTTTGCTTCCGGACAGAAAACAAGAAAGGCGAGCCACAATCCATACTGATCTCGAGCTCGCCGATCCATCTCGTCAACATCAACCGCGGCGAGCGCGGCGAGCGCGATTTCTCTCTAAACTTTTCTATCAAACGCAAGTTCGATACGCTGCAAGTCGAGATCCCCACCGGTGTGTTCTTCTCGCCGCGCGGCATGCCCGAGATGCACCGGCATGGGGCCGTCATCCACGACTACGACTTGATGCGCAAATACGTACGCACGGCAATGGACACCTACAACAAACAACAGCAAGCGGCAGTGCGGTTCGATCAGTTCGGATGGAAAGATGACGACACCAGCTTTCTTTTCGGCAACCATCTCTACAAAGAGGGTGCGATCATCACGGCCGCCGGCAATCCGGAAATCAACCGACGCAGTCGCATGCTGGGCCCACGCGGCGGATCTCTTCAGGCCTGGAGTGCCGCGGCTAATAGTTTATTTGCAGAGGGATGCGAGCCGCATAGCTTTGCTCTATGCTGTGCGTTTGGGGCGCCCCTTATGCGATTTCATAGTGAGAGCGAAGGCGGTGCCATCGTTAATCTCGTCTCGGAGGCGAGCTCGACCGGCAAGAGCACCGCGCTCGAGGCGGTAGCAAGCGTATGGGGAGAGCTCGATGGCGTCAGGCTTACGGACGAAGACACGCGCGTCTCGCGAGGCATTCTACTCGGCACGTTGGGGAACCTCCCTTGCGTCTTTGACGAGTTGTATAAGCGCGACCCGGATGTCATTCGACAATTCGTTATTACTTTTACGAACGGACGAGATAAACTACGAGCCACTGGCGAGGGGACACTGCGCGCGCCTGCCGGTGATTGGCAGACCATACTCGTTCTGGGATCCAACCAATCTATTGTAGACATCATGCACGCCAAGAACGAGGAAGAGGCGCAGGCCTTTCGCGTTCTCGAGTTCGGCTGCGAGCAAAATTTCGGCGGCGCCGATGGCGACAAGCTGCGACGCGAGCTCAAGGTCAACGCCGGCCACGCCGGCGACGCTTATCTCAAGTACCTCTTACAACCCGGCATGCTCACGATCGTCAAGAAAGAGCTCGAGGATGCAACTACGTCATTCCGGACGGATCCCAAATACGGGTTCCACCGACAACACCGATACTGGGTGCGGGCCCTGGCTTGCGCTCATGTTGCTGGTCGTATTGTTAATAAGCTTGGCATTCTGGCATTTAGCGCGACCCGCGTAATCAATTGGGCCGCCGAGCACTGCAAAGCGCGTGCGGCTGACGAGCACACTGGGCGCCGCGACTATGCCCACGTGCTCAACGAAGCAATCTATGCGCTCTACGGCGCGATCCTGGTTACCGACAGCGAGTGGAAACCACAAGCAGCCTGCCAGGTGCTGGTCGCGCCGGTGCCGACCAAGGGCTTTTTCGCTCGGCGCGTGCGCGAGAACGGTCGTTTGTGGGTCTCGCGTACCTGGCTGAACAAATGGCTCGTTGAGCATGCCATCAACCGCACATCGTTTCGGCAGGATCTGATCAAGCGCGGCATTATCAAGAACGACAGCAAGTTCGTCACGCTCGGCGCCGGCACCCCGCACAACGTAGGAGGCCAGATCCTCACC